ATATGACTCTGATAAGATCGCAGGAATCTCTTCAAATATTCGTATGGATCGTTGTATATTAGTATACTAAAAAAATTTACTTTTAATATTAACCGTGTACATTTATAGTGTATACGGTTTTTTGTGCGATAATAAATTAAAAAAAAATATAAAAAAATGGATCAAGATGCGGCTGCATATGGGCAAATGGATTTTAACTTACCACATGATGTGGTAACACTACCTTCAGGTGGTATATTCTACAAATCAAAAAAGAAAAGTGTTAAGGTTGGTTACTTAACTGCTAGTGATGAAAATATTTTAGTAAATATTGATTCTCGTAGATCAATTAATGAAAGTGTTGTATTACCTTTATTAAGAAATAAACTTTATGAAAGAGACATTAGACCTGAAGAATTGTTGGAAAGTGATATTGAGGCAATCCTTTTGTTTTTACGTAATACATCTTTCGGTCCTGAATATAGAATTGCAACAGTTGACCCTACTAACGGACAATCATTTGAGACATCTATAATGTTAGATGAGTTAAATCTTACAAAACCTAAAGTCCAACCTGATGAAGATGGAACATTTACGGTTAAACTACCACAATCAAAACAAGATGTTAAACTTAAAATGTTGAGTTTATATGACACGATTGAAATTGCTAAAATAATTGACTCATACCCTGCAGGTTATACTGTTCCTACAATAACAACAAGATTAAATAAAACTGTTTTAGAGGTAAACGGTAATCCTGATAGAAATGAAATAAGCGTATTTTGTCAAAATATGCCAATTGGTGATTCTAAGTTCATAAGAAATTTCCTTAAAGAAAACGAACCGAGATTGGATTTAAGGAAAACAGTTTACGCCCCATCAGGAGAAAAAGTCGATGTTGTCATCAACTTTGGGGTGGAGTTTTTTCGGCCTTTCTTCTAATCATTCAAAATTTTTATTAGACGAATTTTATTACTTGGCTAAATTTTTAAGGACATCATATAATGAGTTCTTAAAACTCCCAACTTATATAAGGAAATATCTTTTAGATAAGATAATAGAGGAAAATACGCCCAAAACTTAATACTTAATATTTATATTAAAAACTATTAATGGCAAAAATTGATTTTAAAACCGCATCTAATGAAGAGATAGAAAAGTATATAACTGAACAATCTCAAAATGCTTTTGATAAAGGTAAATCTGAAGGAAGTAAATCAAGTAAGTCTGATTATAAATCTTCTCTTTCGGAGGGAAGTTTAAGTACTAATAAAGAATATATAAGTAATTTTAATGCCGATTTAAGTGAAACGGGAATCGCATTAACGGGAATACTAACGGATTTTAAAGATGCTGCCGACCCGACTAATTTTTCTGGAGCTGATTTTTTAAGAGAGTCAGCACAAAAAATGGCTAATGAATTTGGACTTGGTCAAGCAAGAATGTCCGAATTAAAAACTACCATTGCGGATACTTTACCTGAAATGTTAAAATTGGGTATAAGTGAAAGTGAATCATTAAACTTAATGACAAATATACCTAAAGAATTAGGTGTTAATACAACTTTAGGGAAAGAGGCTCTTGTTGAAATGGCGGCTGCGGCTAAAGTGGCTGGTGTTGAAGGTGGTAAATTAGCAAATGACTTTAAAAATGTTGGTGTATCATTATATGATGTTGGAAATAGAATGGCAGAAGTTGCAAATTACGCAAAAAGTGTTGGTGTCAATGTTCAGGCGGTATCAGGGTTAGTTGTTGGTAATTTAAAACAATTAAATTTATTCAATTTTGATAGTGGAGTTAAAGGTTTAGCTAAGATGGCATCACAGGCATCTATGTTAGGTTTTGACATGAGAAATACATTTAGAATAGCTGAAGATTTATTGTCACCTGAAAAGGCAATTGATTTAGCGGCATCACTACAACGTTTAGGTGTTTCAAGTAGTGCATTATTAGATCCATTGAAAGCGATGGATTTAGCTCAAAATGATCCTGAGGCATTACAAAAAGAAATGATTAATGTTTCTAAAGAATTCACTAAGTTAAAGGCAGATGGTTCAGGTTTTGAAATTTTACCAGGAGCTAAACGTAGATTAAGAGAAGTTGCCCAAGCTTTAGGTATGGATGCTGATGAATTAGCAAATTTGTCTATTAAAACCGCTGATTTGGATATGAAAATGTCTAAAATTAAATTCCCAAGTTTGGCAGCATCTGAGGAAGATAAGATGTTAATTGCCAATATGTCACAAATGAAAGGTGGTGAAGCCGTTGTTCAAATTAAAAACGAGTTGACGGGTAAAATGGATGAGGTTAACGTTAAAGATTTAAGTGCGGAACAAATTGAAAAATTAAAAGAACAACAGGCAAATCAAGATAAAAAGATTGAAGATATCGCTTTAGATCAATTAGATGTGTTAGAAAGAATTAATACATCTTTAAATGCGGGTAAAACGGCAGTAAGTCTTGGTAAAGCGACAACACCTACTATGGATAGGTTTTATAATGTGATAAGTAAAACTGCAGCAATAACTACAACAAATTTAACAAAGGATATTACAACCGAAAATGTAAGAGGTGCAGCAACAGGAGTTGTTGGTCCATTAGAACAAGAAATGGTTAGGTTCCTTCAAGGTAAGAGTACTTGGGAAACAGTTGAATCATCGTTAACTTCGGTTAAAGATAGTCTTGTAATACTTGCTGGTGATTTTGTTAAAGGTGCCGGAAACGCAGGATTAAAAATAGGAGCAGATGTAACAAATATGTTCACTAATGAATATAAGGCTCTTGGTGTGCAACCAACTCAAATAGTATTGGATCCAAATTCACCATTGATAAAACAGTTAGAATCGTTTTTAACACAAGCAAAAACAGGTAGTCCTACCGAAACAAAAACACAAGTTAGTGGTGAGGTTAACCATACTCTTACTATTAAGGGAGACGGGGGAGCATTACTTAGTAATAGTGAATTTGGTAAACAAATGGTAGAATCAATGGCAGACCCAAATATTAAATCACAATTTACTAAAACATTTATGACTCCAAACGTAGGGCTTGGAGGAAAACAATAGAAAATTCTTAAAATTATGTTTTCTATAAAAAAATTCTCAAGGTATTTATTAATAAAAAAGTATGTCGGATAGTACATTATCATTTGCATCTTCTTCTAATTTTAGGGATATATTATTAGCCCGTAATTTACAACCATATTCGGTACCAGGATCTTATTCACCTAGTAGTAATAGTGTTAATTACGAAACTAATTTATCTGTGAATAGTGTAATTGACTCTCCTGACTCTTTAATTTCAACAAACCAACTTGCAAATAGTTTATATTCTCTCAATGAATATGGACCTGAAGGTGGTTATGATGGAAAATACTCAGTACCTGGAGCACCATTACCTGTGGACTCAAACTCAGGACCATACGCACCTACCGACACAGTATTAGATTTAGTTAATGAATTTTATATTGATGCAGCATATGTTCAAAACATATATGGACCTGAGGGTGGTTATAAGGATTTAGTTATTATAACTGACGTTGTTGGTAATGCAAAATTTTATTCACCATATTGGGATCCTTCAACATTTGTAACCTCATCGTATACTCCATATGAAATAATATTTGCGGACAATCCAAATGGAACAAATGGTCCATTATCTCAAGATACTTATTTAGCAAGAATTGGAGCTGCTCAACTTAAAGGTTTATTTGAGGAAAGAATTGCGGCTGAATTATTACAATCAACTCTTGGTCGTGTTAATTTAGATTCATTGCAAGATCCGTTTAGTGCAAGTATGATTGCGACGGGTCAACAACCCTTTTTTACAAAAAATTGGAAAATTACCGTACCTGAGAATCCTATCAGTGCGTCTGTAAGTTTAGCTAATAGATTAACGGGAACTTACTTCCCTGTATCTTTTATTCCTGGTGATTATTTTGATGAATCGTTTATTGATAACCCACAAACTGAAGCGGCATTAAATGTTGCAAATACCCTAACGGGTGGATTCTTAGGTCCAATATTAAATAAGTTTAAAAATCCTTCAGAGATATTTGTTGCAAATACAGGGTTTGGTCAAAGATCGGTATTGTTCTCAAGTTTAGATTATAACAAATATAGACCTGCTTACAATAGAGGTATTATACAAGGAGCCACAAGTGCAATTGACAGATTGTTTGATAAAGATAAGTCACAAACGGGTGGTTATTATGTTGGTAGTTCTAATTCGGAACCTTCGCAAATTGACTCTCCTGCAAATCAAGTTCCTATTGGAAAAAATGGTAGACAAGTACAAACCATTGTATATGGTCCGCAAGAACTTGGTATTTTATATGAAGGTAATGACGCTCAATTACAGTTTGGTTTAAAAGGTAAATCATATAGTGATGGTGGTGGTATTAGTGGCCAATTTGTTTGGACATCACCAAAATATAAAGATAATGCAGGATTTAAAGTCGGACCTGGTGGGGTACCAACAAGGTTGGACAACGAGTTTGAAGCAATTAAAAGTGATTATGGTAGATACCAATCTACTGATATTGATTTCAAAGGAGACTCAATATTAGATAAGACACAAAGACTTATTGAATCTGCCGATCAAGTACAAGGTCAAGCAAGGTTAAAACACGTAGGTAATGCAATTAACCAAGTATCTAAGGTATTCAATGATGGATACAAAGAGATGACAAAGGGTTCTATGGTATTATCATATACGGATCAGACCGATGGGTCTCAAGCGGGTATTGAGTATTGTAGAGTGTTCCAAAAGGATACTCCTTACTTTACGTATGCTGACTTACAAAAGAGTGATGGTATTACAACTGAAGGTAGGAAATTCTCGTATTCAGTTTTGGATAAGACATATAATCTTAACATTGCTCCACTTAAGAATCCGGGATCAACAAACATTGTAGACAACAAAGTTAAAAAATATATGTTCTCTATTGAGAATTTAGCGTGGAGAACTTCAGACAGACCTGGGTTTACTTACGATGATTTACCTGTTTGTGAAAAAGGACCAAACGGTGGTAGAGTCATGTGGTTTCCGCCTTATGACATTTCATTTAGTGATGATAGCACACCTGATTTTTCGTCTACCAATTTCTTGGGTAGACCTGAACCAATTTACACATATAAAAATACTTCAAGAAAAGGTAGTATAAGTTGGAAGATTGTTGTTGACCACCCTGCAATTATGAATACGATTATTCAGAAACAATTAGCGGGGGTTGCAAAACAAAGAGTTGATTCAATTGTTGATTCATTCTTTGCGGGATGTACAAAATATGATATGTATGAATTGGGTATTAAATTTAATACGATACCAACAAGAGACTTATTCACATACCAACAGATTTTAAATAATCCAAGGTTAACCAACGAAGAATTGGGGCAAGTGGCGTTTGAGATACCTGCAGACGCTGGCGTAGTTACCAAAGGTAATACTGAGGGCGCTGATGGATCAAAAGATAGTGTGGGAGCAACTAGTACTACAAAAGATGGAACAACAACATTAGAAGATTCTGATATTTTAAAAGAATTTTTAAATTATGGATTTTATTTTGAAAATGATTGTCCTGAATGTTATGGTACATATGCAACAACTTCATCAAAACCATTTGATAGTTGGTATGATTCATATATCCCTAAACAAAGTACAACATATGTAACAAAAGCACCTGCAAAAGTATATGTTGGGGATAAAGAATTTACAAAAGAAGGTGTACAAACATTTTTTAATAATGTTATTAAGGATAATTTTAATAAATTAAAAACTGATTTTTTAGCAAAGTTAAAAGAAGTGATAATAGATAAAGGTGGTACTGTTGAATTAACATTAAGAGGTTCCGCATCGGCACCTGCAACAGTAGGATATAACTTGAATTTATCTAAAAGAAGAGTTGACACTGTACAAAAATGGTTTAAAAATCAAAAACTTGGGGATAAACTTATAAGTGAATTACCTTCAGACAAATTTAAAATTACAGTTCAAACACAAGGAGAAACTGAAGTTGTAACTGTTGGTACCGCTAATGGTGGTAATGGAGAACCAATTAATTGTACTACAAATATAACTTTAACATCGGGATCCCCAATTACAAGTGGTAGTACTGCCGGAACATCAGCTAATAGTGCGGCACAATGGTGGTCAGTTCCTGCCATGGCTTGTAGAAGAGTTGCGTTATCAGAAATTAAAGTTAAAGTTCCACCTGAACCAAAACCTGTGGATACACCACCTACTGAAATAGTAACACCACCAAATGAGAATCCTACTAACACATATATACCTGGAAATCCATCTAGTACAATCAAACCTACGCCTAATTTAAGAATTGAACAAAAAATTAAAGAAGGTATATCTAAAAAAATATTAAGATTCTTATTCTCAGAATGTGATTACTTTGAGGTTATTAAGGAAACTGATCCTATGGTATATGATAGCATCAAACAAAAGATTAAGTACTTCAACCCTGCGTTCCACTCAACAACACCTGAGGGATTAAATGCGAGATTAACATTCTTAAATCAATGTATGAGACCGGGACAAACAATTCCTGTGATTGGACCTGATGGTAGACCAAAATATAATGATGCGTTAAACACATCATTTGGGGCACCACCAATCTTAATTTTAAGAATGGGTGACTTTTATAATAGTAAGATTGTACCAACGTCATTAAGTATCACATATGATCCTATTACATTTGACTTAAATCCTGAAGGTATTGGTGTACAACCAATGATTGCTAAAGTAACAATGGCATTTAACTTTATTGGTGGTCATGGACTTAAAGAACCTGTTGAAGAATTACAAAACGCATTATCGTTTAACTATTATGCGAATACTGAGATTTACGACGAAAGAGCAACGGCAACAGAAAGTACTGAGGCAAGAGACAAATACATGGTTGAGAAGATATTATCTAACCAACCAAAGGTAACGACTGCTGATGTTGTTAATCAACAACCAAAAAGAGGTGGAGAAGCAATTGGAACAATATCAGGAGAATCGGATATAGATTATACTAAATTTGTTAATGATTATTGGAATAGTACTAAAGAATATTTTGACGCTTATATCAATACAAATGCGGCAATTGGTAAAAATTATAACATAGGTATTCTTGATTTATTATATACTGATAGAGATTATTCTAAAGGTACTGCCGAATTTACTCCTGAAATAGAAGTGCCAATTTATGGTAAACCAAGTAATGTTGAAGACAAGTTAGAAAAATTATTTGATAAAGTTAATGGGGATATTTCAGGTAGAAACGATCCATTTATGCAAATAGTAGTATCTAATGATCAGTCTATAAACAATAGTGACAAAAGAGAAATTGAAAATAAATTAAAGGAATATGTAACAGGACTTAAACCCGACTTTATTACTAACGTGAGTAATAGTGTTAAGGATTTAGTTTTATTACAACAGGACTATATTCAATATATACGAAAGGCTAATTTGGTATTATCAAAAACGGATGGTATAATGAATTCAAATAATGAACCTCAGGTATATGATATTTCGGGGGATACTTTTACTCAATTAGAAGATTATTTGAAAAAAATAACAGACAAACATATTGAATTTAACGACGCTAAGGGTGTTGTAAAGTTTGATGAATGTTTATATTTAAACGAAGATAATTATAAAAAGTCATCTTCTACGTTTATAGATGGTAATACGTCTACCGCCGATTTGATAACGTCAAGAAATCAGAGTGGTTTAATGGCTAATGAACCGGCTAATAGATTTTATCAAGTTATGGCAAATGTATTAAATGATGAAAATAGTAAAAATGAGTTAAAAACTTTTATTCTTAATAGTCAAAATTATAGTAATATACAATTTGTGACTGAAGTAGTTGATAAAGCCACTACTGGTTGTTCGGATAGATTTAAATCTTATACTGAAATAAATAAAAAGAGATATGATGGTATTAAAACTAACGAAAGATATTTAACATTAATAAAAAGTCCGATTGAGGATAATGTTAAATTTGGGTTAAAGTACGCAAAAGTTAGTGGGACATCACAACAAAAAAAGGAAATAAAAGATTTATATTCAAATGTGAATGTGAATAATAAAGAAAAAACCTTTGATGGTAAAATTAAATTTAATTAAAAATGAATTTACAATATTATAACAGATATAATGAGTTTTTAATAAATGGACAACAAACCGTTACTCCATATATAAATTTACCTGCAAAAACAACTGATAAGAATTTTATTTATAAAGTTGGACAATCAAGGTTGGATAAGATATCATTTCAATTCTATAACACACCTTATTTTGGGTGGTTAGTACAAATGGCAAACCCACAGTATAGTGGATTGGAATCAAACATACCCGATGGGGCAATTTTAACAATACCATTCCCCCTTGTTAAATCATTACAGGATTATAAAAACGAATTAGATAATTATTTCTTCTATTATGGTAGATAAAGGTGAAAACATATTAGTGGAATTTGATTATGACAACATTACCTTAATAGATCCAAACAAAATTGTAGACAATGAAGGTAAAGTTAGTGATAGATTAGTTAAACATGAGAACCTTGTGTTCTATGCAAATCTTGAGTGTAACGTATTACCAAGAACTAAATTGGCGTTAGGGTCGGCATTAAACGATTCTATTAGAACAGTTTCCGTTGGTAAGATCAATTTCTTAAATCCGGGTAATAAAACCTTTTTAGATAATAGATATACCGATGAGATTACGGGTAAAGGATCCGTACAGGGTAAAGGTGTAAACCAACCTAAATTAAATGCGGTTCAAAACCCAAACAAATCTGATGATTTTTATCTTACACAGAGTACATATTCAAACGGAACTCCTGGTGCGGTTGATAATGGTTTATTAGGTATAACCGATATACAGGTTGCAATTGACACAAGTTTCTTACCTACGGTGACAGTTAACTTAACCGATGTTAAGGGTAGAGCGTTGTTTGAAGGTGGTAATAATTCACCATATTCTGCGTTTTTCCAATTACCATACCCAATGTTTTATTTAACATTAAAGGGGTATTATGGTAAGGCGGTTAGATTGCCATTAATGTTACAATCGTTTACATCAAACTTTGACAATACGACTGGTAACTTTAAGATTGTATTGAAATTTTTTGGATACAAATATACGGTAATGTCATATGTTAATTGGGGGGCAATGATGGCGGTCCCACATATGTACAATAATTTTGTGTCAACCGTACAATCAATTACAAATACTCCGGCAGCAACAAACCTTGAGGTAGTAACTGCAAAACCTGTGAGTAGAGGATTTCAAAAAATGAAAGAATTATATTCTGAATATAAAGCCAAAGGTTTGGTTGATGATGATTTCCCTGAGATTACAATCACACAATTAAAGGCTCGTTTAGATAGATTTATAAAAAACATATTAGAAAAATTCACTAAAGAAAATTTGGGAGTTTTAACTGAGTTGGATAATTTCCAAACACAATTAACCGAGTTTCAAAAAAAGGTATTCTTTTATGGAGATTCATGGTTTGAAACATATATGGATAAAACCAATTCATATAGTTTAAAGGATACTAAGGAGGTTGTTTACACTTTCAAAAAAGAATATTCTGATCCTAATAAACAAGCTGAGGCTCAAACCAAATTAAGTGGGATATTCACTGAATATCAAAAACTTTTTGAAAGTAATAGTGTTGCGGGTAAAAATGGTAGTTATACCGTTGGTGGTAAAACAACAAAAAGTGAGGTACCTGTAAATGCAACCGTGGAAAAATGTGAAGCAAAAATTAATCCACTTACGGATATTGATTACGCAAAAACATATGAAGAAAGAAATGGTAAACCCGCAAAAACACAAATAGAATTAGATACATTCATTGCATCTAATGGGGTTCCACCTAATACTAAATTTTTTGTATTTGAGGGTGTGGATCACTTTATTGACATTACTGAAAAATCTGCAAAAGACTCATCAACTCTTAGAAGACAAATTGAAGAAAAAATATCTGAAAATCTTAACGAACAATTAAGTAATAAAGAAACGGGTGTTGGATTTAAACCTTCAATTAGAAATATATTGGCAGTTTTCTTTGCTCAAGGAGAGGCGTTCATCCGATTAATGGATGATGTACACTCAAAGGCTTGGGATATAAGGGAAAATAAATATAGACAACAAGCAATATTTGGAAGTAACAGTAGTGCTCAAAGTGTTGATGTTAAATCTTCCACTCAAAATAATGAACCAATATATCCATGGCCTCAAGTCATAAGAGAAACATTAGGTGATGACAAACAAGAAAAGTTTGAAATTGTTTACCCTGGTGATAAATCAATTGCTACTATGACAAAGGCTTATATACCTGAGATATGGCCTGAGGTTGAATTTGTGGAAGAGTTTATTAAAGGTTATGTGGATAGAGAGCCTAAAAATCCTGACTACGGTGATGAATCAAATGTATTAACAAAACCTAGTAGGTTAAGTTTAAATGCTCTTGATTTTCCTGTAACAAACGAAATATTCCAAAACAAAGAAGAGATTAAATTCTTTTATGAAATATATGAAAGAGTTATGGTTAATACCTATTACTCTAAATTAAATAGACAATCAGGGTATGATGCTAGTATATTCATGGTTGAGGCTGAGGACGAAAAAATCAATATATTAAAAAGTTTGGGTAATGATAATCCATTTTTAACTCAAAAATTAAAACAATATTTAATTGATCAAAATAATTTCTTAACATTCTTAAGACATATTTCAAATCAAGGTGAGGGTGAAAGTTGGCAAAAATTCATAAGAGGTGAGTTTACAATTAATTATATTAAGAACAAAACCAATACACCATTTGAGTTATTTAATCAGGAAATTCTAACAAATGAAAGATCACAACCTGATGTTTCATTAACCGATGAATCTAAAATAATTGATTATATTGGGAACCAAACATCAAGTAATGAATTTGATTTTTCCGATATGTACCCGATTACTAATTTTGATTGGTGTAAAAATTATCTTGCGGATGGAAAAGCATTACAAAATGTAAATTTGGCTTACAACACTAAAGATGTATTATCTTACAATACGACTCATAAGACTATATGTAATTTTAAAAACGACGACACTAACGATAAGAAAAGACCTATAACTAATTTTAATTATAAAGCGGATGTGTTTAGTCAAAATATTGATACATCTAATTTCAAAACATTCTATAATAATAGAAAAATTGAAGAACAATTTACAACTGAAGGTAATTTAAATTACTCTAACTATGATGGTTTTGTAACGGATACTCAAACGACCTCAATATTGAATACTCCTTATTTTATAAACGCAATACAAAGTGGTGTATATAATTTTAGATATAAATCTGATGATTTAGCATCGTATAAACAGGCGGCATATCTATTCTTGAATAGTTTACCATTAGCGAGTCTTAGAGAAAAATATAGGTCATACAATGAACCTAATGATTTAAGTTATATACTATCAACAATTAAGAAATTCGGGGCGGTACATAAATTACCATACGCTTGGATTGTTAAATACGGATCAATTTGGCATAGATACAAAACTTGGAATGAAAAAGGTATTGATATGTTGGATGAGGTTTGGACTGATTTTAATTATTTAGGTAATTATGATCCTGTTACTTCAGCGTCTACAAAGGTATATAGTTTAAACATTGAAGGATTCCAAAATAATATTGTCTTGGAAGACACGGTAACTGCAACACCAAATTTGGTCACATATAATTCAACAACAATGAACACAGGGTTCTACCCTAAGTTGTATGATGATATGAATGTATTTCTACAAGGATTACAACTATTTTCAGGTGTCACACAATTAAATGGTACTTGTACTATTACAGGTACAACAATGGATGTTTTAACTATTAACGATAATAATTTGGCACCTGGTTTAGTATTAGCGGGACCAAACATTGAAGTTGGAACAACAATAGTGTCACAAGTTACCGGTAATACAGGAGGTATTGGACAATATATTGTTGATATATCACAAGATTCCCTAAGTAATGTGTTTTATGTTACCAACTCGGCAACAGGTGGGTATTCACAAACTGAAATACAAGGGTTAATTAATGATGGTAAGTTAGTGATGACCACAAATTCATTGGGTAAGATTATTGAAATAAGTGGTTTTGATCCTAACGATAATGATAGGTCGTTAAAAATAACCCCTTGGTCAACAATTGTTAAAACAACTGAAGGTGATAAATATTTTGTAATGCCGTCTTTTGGTTATACAAAAAATCAAACAAGAGATGAGTGTTTTAAGAATAACAAATTAAAAGTTGAGGTTTCAAGTAACCCTGCGGTGTTTAACGGATCGGTTAGATTATTTTGGGGAGCACCTAATTACGGGTATTTTGATAATACAAAAATTTCAAAACCAAATCCTGATTCATACTTAAAAGAAATATTGTCAGATAAGAAAATACAACAGAACTTTTCATTAAATGGGGATAACACAAAATACAATAAGATATCTGAAATGTTCACAACATTTGATACGGAAGTATTAGATTACTTTGAACAAGAGTTCTTGAATTTTAGTAGATCAATTTACGATTATAATACATTAGTTCCAAGTGATAAAGATGTTGAAACAGAATCTGAAAGATCATATAAGAACTTCCAATTGTTAATGAGAGAATTATTGGTTGTTGAAAAACCGTCAACTCTTAATTCTGAGGGGATGATTAATTCGGTAATTGAAAAACAAAAATCAACTTTCCAAGGAATATTAACTAATTTCTTAGAGTATAATGTTGTATTAAAGATGGGTAATCCTTCTATGTTTGATAGAAGAACATTCTTAACCTTCTCAACTAAATTCTTAATTGATCCTGTATCATACCAAGGATATAATCAAGGGACAACAGGTGGTTTACCGTCAAATGGTGGGACAATTACATTGGCCCAATCAAAAAGTGAAAACCCTGAAACATGGAAAGCGTTAGAGAAATATGTAGGGTTTTCTGAAATACCAGAATTAGTGTATTCAGACAATGGATCATATATTACTGACTTCTTTATTGATTTGAATGTTCAGTTTACTGAGAAAAATGTTAAAGATTTTGCTCCGTTGATTATGTTATATGCAACACAAAAACTTAATAATTTTGAAATCCCAACAAATAATGTTGTTATTCCAAACCCTGTTCCGACACCTGCACCAAGTCCTCAAACACCTGGTGATTTATTAACGGTTGTAACACTTAAAGATACTAAAACAATTTCGGTATATAAATTTGGGACACAAAAATATGGTGTTTATAAAGACGCAACAGGAACAATTATTTATACTGGGCCGACACAAAATGCGTTTCAATATCCTTTAAATAGTACAATAGTTGATCAAATTATTATAATTCAATATGATGCTTTAGCAACAACTCCTAATGATAATCAATTTATTATTAGTACTGTTAATATAACACCTTCACAAGTTACAACAACCACAACTACCCTTCCTATTGTTCAAAATTTAGGTAATAGTGTTGATGGTGTTAAGTTTTATGGTCTTATGGATCAATACCTTGATAAATCTGAAACTTATCTTAAAAATGTTATTTCTAATTTAATGACAGGTGTGAGAGCCGGATTACCAAGTATTACAATTGAAGGAGATAAAGGTAATAGAGCTCAACTTGAGGGAGAACAAACACGAGTTGAAATATGGGAAACATTTAAAGCATTCAATGACACATGGGTTGCAGGCGGAGACTTTAAATCAAAAACATTATTTGAAGATGTTCTATTATTTGATAGAGCAAGTAGAGATGTTGGTCAAAAAGTATATGTAGATATCTTTAAGGTTAAGGATTTAATTGAGGGATCTCTAACAAAGAATAATATGTTAGACATTATCTCAACAATACTTACGGAAAATAATTTTACTTACTTCCCATTACCCGCTTACGCTAATTTTTATAACGCACAAGATGCCGAAAAGAATCCTGTACCAAGAAGTGAAGGGTCAACTGAGTTCGCAAATTCATTTTGGGGAACGTTCTTAAATGTGGATTACAGAAACACATCACCTAAGTTCTTATGTTACTACGCAAACAAACCTAGTCAGTATGTGGACATGAAAGATAATGTTGATTATAGATTTAGAGATGACGCTTTTGATCTTAGGAGAGCAAGTGACAATCCATTAGTTGAAAACCAATCAAATAAAAAGAATTGGGATAAATCAAATAAAGTGGTTGGTTTTAATATTGATATTAGTAATCAAAATCAGCAAATATTTAAAAACTTTAGTGTTGGTCAAGATGTTGGTAAACCTACTGCGGAATCTTTGGAAATGTTAAATCAAATGGCTAACCAAAGTAGAAATAGAAGTACAGGTTCTCAAAACGTATCGTTATATAACCTTTATAGAAATAGAAGTTACGAATGTTCTGTTGATATGTTAGGTAATGCTTTAATACAACCAATGATGTATTTTAATGTGAGAAACATACCTATGTTCTCAGGACCATATATGATTACATCTGTAACACATCAAATTAGTGACGGAGATTTCAGTACAACATTTAAAGGTACAAGACAACCTTTTTATAGTTTACCTAAAATTGATAATTTTATTCAATCATTAAGTTTAAATATTATTTCTAAATTACAAGAACAAATTAAATCAAATGAAGAAAAGACAAAATTATCAAGTGATAATGTGATATTCCAAAAAAACAATGTAATTTCAAATGTAACTGGTACTGATACAATAACTAAGAATCAAGATTGTTCAGATAAAATTAATAGTGGTTATGTTGGATATACACCTTTAGATAATCCGGCAATAACACAACTTTCATATAAAGATTTTAAAAAATTACTTGAGGATAGGATTGTTGCTAGTGGTATACCAAAAGAAACTACAAGTAATGGCGTAACAACCATAAGTGATACTTTCTTAAAATTATCGGGATTTTTATTCTCGTTTATATATTTAGATTCGGCATCATCAAGTGGTTTAAAAGCGTATGAGAATAATTATAGTACAATAAATTTAACTGAAACTTATGGGGCAATACTATCAACTACTGCTAATAAAAAATTCTATTGTGTATCAAGAGGTACTAATTTGAATATACCTGTGGTGTCATTTATATCTGCAGAAAAATTTGTGGATTTTGCTATTGCTAAATTTAAAGATAAACTATCTTTAATAAAAACGGCTAGCGATGAAGAGATTGTCCAATTATATGTTACTAAGTATCCTAACACCCAACCTGATAATGTTTATACTGAAATGACAGAACAAGATAAAAATACATTAAAAAATAAAGTAAAACAGTCGGTAGATATATATAACTCATTAAATTAATTTTATTGAATAACCAGATATTTATAAATAAAACTATTATGAACACAAAATTAATATTAGACAACTACTTGGGTAAAAACACAAGAGTGTCAGAAAAAGATAAAGGTAATGGTTACAAAGAAGTTTGTGACTTAGATACTGGAGATTGTTATACACTAAGAATAAAAGACGGATTAATTGAAAGAGTTGATAACACTATGAACACATTCAAAAAAATCCAAGTTGAGACTAAATCAGGAATTAAACAATTATTAAACGGATAACCATGGCTATAGATCAAAAAATTTTAAATGAAATAAGTAGATTTAATTCTATTAACAAATACATAATGGAACAAGGTGATCCAGCTTTGGACCCTACAATTGCGCCACCTGTTGACCCCGCTGCGGCACCACCTGTTGACCCTGCTGCGGCACCTGTTGATCCTGCTGCGGCACCCGCAGACCCTAATGCAGTTGCACCGATTCCACCAGCAGCACCTATTGATATCTCAAACGATCCTGAGGTTGAAGAACTTGGTGATGAAGGTGAGGAAGAAGGAAACAAAGAGGAATTAGATGTTACTGATTTGGTTGCAAGTCAAAAAAACATGGAACAAAAACAAGAAGAATATTTTGATAACTTGTTTAGTCAATTAAAAACTCTTGAGGAAAAATTAGGTGAGATGGATAATTTAGTTACTACTATTAACAACTTAGAGGCTAAGTTTGATAAATTTAGACCAAAAACCCCACAAGAAAAATTAGAATTGAGAAGTTTGGACTCAGGGCCATTTAATCAAAAACTATCTGATTTCTTTGAAGATAAAGAACCTGATATGGAAAAATCAGGTAAAAATGAATATGTTTTAACAACTGATGATGCTACTAATTACTCTACAAATGATATTGAAACATCATTTAACAACTACGACGACGAGAACACAAATATGATGTAATACTATGAGGGGGACATCTTTGTCCCTCTCTACTTTTTTTAAAAACCTTATTGACTACACTACTTTTTATAACTATATTTTCTACGTAAACCTTTAATAAATATATATACAATGGCGACAAACAATGTTTTAGATGCGGTTTTGGCTCAGTATGAGAGTTCAAAACAAAGTGGTTCTTCTTCCACTTCAAAATTCACACAAGAAGAAAGAATGAAAAAGTATTTCGCAGCAATTCTTAAAGATAGCGAAAAACAAGGACAAAGAAAAATCCGTATTTTACCAACCACTGATGGATCATCTCCTTTTAAGGAAGTTTGGTTCCACGAAATCAATGTTGATGGTAAATGGCAGAAGTTCTATGATCCAGGAAAAAATGACAACGAACGTTCACCTTTAAATGAGGTATACGATGAGTTAATGTCAACAGGTCGTGAATCTGACAAACAATTGGCGACACAATATAAAGCTCGTAAGTTTTATATCGTAAAAGTAATTGACCGTGACCATGAAGAAGACGGAGTTAAGTTTTGGAGATTCAAACACAATTATAAACAAGAAGGAATCCTTGATAAAGTTATTCCAATTTGGAAGGCAAAAGGTGATGTGACTGACTCTGATAAAGGTCGTGACTTGATCCTTGAACTTACAAAGGCAAAGACACCAAAAGGTGCAACATATACGGTTATTCAAACTGTTATGTATGACGATCCAACACCTACACATGAAGACGCTGAACAGGCATCTACTTGGATCAACGATGAGTTGACTTGGGAGGACGTGTATTCTAAAAAACCTGTTGAATATCTTGAAGCGATTGCAAGAGGTGAAACTCCACGTTGGGACACTGACGCAGGAAAATACATTTACTCAAATAACCAAGAAGAAGAGATTTCTATGGGTGGAAGTGTAAAGTCTGAAAGTAAAAAATCTGATCCTCAATCTAACGATGAGGTGGACGAAGATTTACCATTCTAATTAAACTTTAACATAGGCACTTGGTATGACTGAGTGTCTATGTTTTTTAAAATCAAAACAAATGAGTAAAATTGCAGAAAAAATGTATGAGGCATTGTCCTTAAAATATCGCAGTGAAATTGCGGAATCCGAAGCAACATTGTTAATTTATTTAACTACACCTGTTGGTATTGGTGAACACCCACAACATCTTGAAGAGATGGATAAATTAGTAGAAAAATTCGCAAATGCTCAAGATAAACTTGAGTCATTGGAAAAAATTCGTAAGTATAATTCAACAATAACACAATAATATGGCACTTAAAAAGAATGACTTTAGTTCAGTAAAGAAGAAATTCTCAACTTCAGCAAAGTACAAACCACAGAGATTTTTTGATTTAGGTGAACCATTCTTAGATGCCGTTGGTCTACCTGGTCCTGCAATGGGACACATTAATATGTTCTTGGGTCACTCAGATACGGGAAAAACAACTGCATTGGTAAAGACTGCGGTTGATGCTCAGAAAAAAGGTATTTTACCTGTGTTTATTATCACAGAACAAAAATGGTCTTTTGATCACGCAAAACTAATGGGGTTTGAATGTGATGAGGTAGTTGATACGGAAACAGGAGAATTGGAATGGGATGGTTTTTATATCTTTAACAATAACTTTGACTACATTGAACAAATAACTGACTATATTAATAGTTTATTAGATGCACAAGAAAAAGGTGAATTAGATTATTCATTATGTATCATGTGGGATTCAGTTGGTTCTGTTCCTTGTAAGATGACTTATGAAGGTAAAGGTGGTAAACAACACAACGCATCCGTATTGGCGGATAAAATTGGAATGGGAATAAATCAACGTATTTCAGGATCTCGTAAATCAGATTCAAAATTTGAAAATACGTTAATCATTGTTAATCAACCTTGGGTTGAGTTACCTGACAATCCATTCGGACAACCTAAGATTAAAGCAAAAGGTGGTGAGGCAATTTGGTTAAACTCTTCATTGGTATTCTTATTTGGAAACCAAAAGGGAGCGGGAACAACTAAGATCACTGCAACCAAAGATAAGAGAACGGTTAAGTTCGCATCAAGAACAAAAGTATCCGTTATGAAAAATCACATTAATGGACTTGGGTTTGAAGATGGTAAGATTATCGTAACTCCACATGGATTTTTACCAGGTAAAGACACAACTGAAGAGAAGGCATCTATTGAACAATACAAAAAAGAATATGCTGAGTATTGGAAAGATGTGATTGGAGTTGATGGTGAGTTTGATTTAAGAGCGGAAAGAGAAGAAGCAGAGTAAGAACCTTTGGTAAAAAATATAATGACCAAAACACTTTTAGTTGACGGTAACAACTTATTAAAAATCGGATTTCACGGAGTTAAGGACTTCTACAATAAAGGAGAACACGTAGGTGGTATTTGGCACTTTCTAAATACCCTACGTCGTTTTTTAGAGGATTCTAACTATAATAAAGTAGTTGTATTTTGGGATAGTAAAACTAGTTCATCTGAACGAAGATTATTATACCCAAAATATAAACTAAATCGTAAACCTTCGGCAACCGAACAAAAGGAAGAATCTTTCTCAACTCAAAAACAAAGGGTTAAACAATACCTTGAGGAGATGTTTGTAAGACAATTAGAGCTAGATCAGGCGGAAGCTGATGATCTTATTGCCTACTATTGTCAAATATCATTAGATGAAGAGAAAACGATATTTTCAGGTGACAGAGACCTTACACAATTAATATCTGATAAAGTAACAATTTATTCCCCAAACACAAAACAATACTATAAGTTAGGTGATAAGATTAAGATAGATAATATTGAAATCCCACACTATAATATTAAAACTTATAAGATATTAGCCGGTGATGGTGGGGATAACATTGATGGTATCTATTATTTAGGGGAGAAGACATTTGTAAAATTATTTCCTGAAATACTTGATTCAGAGGTTTCTTTTACCGATATTTTAACAAAGGGTGAGGAATTACTAAAAGAACAAAAAGAGAATGTTGTTTTAAAAAATTTACTCAGTGGAAAGACCAAAGAAGGTATTTTCGGTGATGAATTTTTTGTGATCAATAAAAAACTCGTAGATCTATCAGAACCTTTGATTAACGAAGAAGGTAAAGAGACGGTTAGATTATACTACTCAGAGTCAATGGACCCTGATGGTAGAGGACATAGGAATCTAATTAGGATGATGATGGACGACGGGTTTTTCAAGTATCTACCAAAAGGGGACGAAGCTTGGGTCAATTTTTTAAAACCATTCTTAAAATTATCAAGAAAAGAAAAAACAAAGTTTAGAAACAAAAAGTAAAAACAAAAACAAGATGAGAGATCAAGATGTAACGAAAGTTGAATTTCTATTAATGTGTAACGATAACATTGTAGTACAACGTTTTTTTAATGTTAAGGGATTCAACAAAAACGCCCATAAATCTGAAGAGTTTTACGACCATATGAATAGTCTATGTCGTGAATTTCAATATGATTTGAAAATGCGTTCAGTAGTCTATATGTTAGACAACAAATACGAAATTTCTGAGAATCCAGAGATTTTAAACACGTCAATTACTGACGGGGAAGAGAATTTTAACATTTTTATTAAGCTTGGGGACATGACAATTTGTCATAGAAGGTTTGATGCTAAGGTGTACCCACCAAAGGTAAGATACACCGTAGACCTACGTCCGAAGTTAAAAGGTATC